CATCAATTGCTATAATCAATCGTGGCATTTTAGAGATAAGCCATACGAAACAGCAGAAAAATACTACAACAAAACATTTGGAAAATAATTTCCAATTTTAGCCTTATGGTGGAAAAAATAGGCGCAAAGCAAGAAAAATGGGCGCAATAGTGGAAAAAAATAACTTTGTAGCTCAAAAGTGAGCCGTATTTATACTAATTTATACGAATAATGAGCTTTAAAAATCCCAAAATGGGAACTTTTGTAACTTTAATGACAACTTATGACAATAATCTTTATAATATTAGCAGCTATTTGTAACTCGGTAATGGATGTTCTATCTACCAGGTATTATATTTCTATATTTGGAAACCTAAAGAACAGACAATTTTGGGATTGGAATATGTCCTGGAGAAACAAATGGCAGTGGGGCGAGAAAGAAAATGGCGAGAAGTTCTTTTTATCTTCAACTATGCTATCATTCCTTACAGATGGGTGGCATTTATTTAAAGCCTTGATGCTACTTTTTATTTCTTTAGCTATTGTAACTTACAAACCTATATTTGGGTATTTTGATATAATTCTATTCTCTATTATTTGGGGGGTAGTGTTTGAATTGTTTTACACTAAAATACTTTTAAAATGACACTATTAATTATTTATTGGATTGCAAGTACAATTTATGGAGTATATTGGATTAGTAAGAAGCTAGGAAAATTAGAAAATAAAGAGTATTATACTTTATTAGATTTAATAGCTTATTTATTAGCTTCTATGCTTATTACCCCATTTGCTTTGCCTATTTATTTATTTAATTCAATTAAATTTAAAAGACCTAAATGAGTACAACAATCTTAAAAAAGAAAGCAGATGCTATATTTTCGACTTATATTCGTTTAAAGTATGCTGATGAGAATTTAGATGTTAAGTGCTTTACTTGCGATAAGGTAATGCCTTACAAAAAGATACAAAATGGTCATTTTTATTCAAGAGGTATTTTAAGTTTAAGATATGATGAACAAAACTGCCGACCACAGTGCTACGGATGCAATATTGCTCAAAAAGGCAATTATATCGAATACTATAAAAGACTGGAAAAGGAAATAGGTAAAGGCGGAATGGATTTTCTTGAACACAAAAGGCACCAGGTAAAGAAAATGGGCAAGGCAGACTATCAAGACTTAATTGACCTATACACACAGAAAGTAGCTGATTTATAAAAATATATTACCTTTGTAAAATGAAAACCGAATTAGTAAGCATTAAATTAGTAAAGTCAAACCCAAACAATCCTCGTATAATTAAGGATGATAAGTTTGCAAAATTAGTAGCATCAATTAAGGAGTTCCCAAAGATGCTTGAAATAAGACCTATTGTTGTAAACGATGATATGATAGTCTTGGGTGGTAATATGAGATTAAAGGCTTGTATTCACGCTGGATTAAAAGAAGTACCAATTATTAAAGTTACCGATTTGACAGAGCAAGAGCAAAAGCAGTTTATTATAAAAGATAATGTAAGCGGTGGCGAATGGGATTGGAATATGTTAGCGAATGAGTGGGATGCAGAAGAACTTGATGCTTGGGGATTAGATGTACCTGATTTTGGTAAAGAATTAGAAGCTGAAGAAGATGACTTTGAAACACCTGAAGGCGGAATTGAAACGGATATTGTATTAGGGGATTTATTTGAGATTGGAGAACATAGGTTATTATGCGGCTCTTCTACTGAAATTGATACTTGGGCTAATTTGATGGGAAATGAATTATGTGATTTAGTTATTACTGACCCACCATATAATGTTGCGCTTGGAATGGAAACTAAAGAGCAAGCAAAAGCAAGAAATAGAAGAACTGATGGATTGGTTATTAAAAATGATAAAATGTCAAATGATGATTTTTATAAATTTTTATATGATTTTTTTACTTCAATAGGTTCTTATTCTAAAAAAGGTGCTTCAATTTATGTTTGGTATGCTTCTTCTGAAGTTGTTAATTTTGTTAGTGCATTAGTAGCTTCAGGTTGGTTTTATAAACAAGAGTTAATATGGAATAAAAATGCTATGATTATGGGTAGGCAAGATTATCAATGGAAGCACGAACCTTGTTTGTATGGTTGGAAAGAAGGTGACTCACATAATTGGAATTCTGATAGGAAACAAACTACTATTTTAGAATTTAATAAACCAAGCCGAAATGGAGAACACCCAACAATGAAACCAGTTGAATTAATAGCTTATCAAGTTTCAAATAGTTCTAAAATAGGAAATTTAGTATGTGATGGGTTTTTAGGTAGCGGAACAACTATGGTAGCAGCACACCAATTAAATCGAAAATGCTACGGAATGGAATTAGACCCAAAGTATTGCCAGGTAATAGTTGACCGAATGCGTAAACTTGACCCAGCAATTAAAATTAAAAGGAACGGAGTAGATTATGGCATATAAAACAGAGGAATTGGAGAAGAAGTCTTTAGAGGCAATAGATAAGCATAAATTGTTCTTTATTGAGGATGTGGTGGCGTTTTTACCTTGCACAAAGACTACTTTTTACGAGCATAAACTGAACGAATCTAACGCTATAAAAGAAGCACTTGAAAAAAACAAAGTTGAGATTAAAACATCAATGCGTTCAAAGTGGTATAAAAGCGAAAACCCTACTTTACAGATGGGATTATATAAGTTAATCGGAACACCTGAAGAAGCCGAACGATTAGGTACTACTTTAAAACATACAGGCGGTATGGATTTAGGTATTACTTTCAATGAAACTAAAACCTATGATACTAACGAAGAAGCAGACTAAAGCACTCGATAGATTAGAAGACAACAAAACAAGCGAGGTTATATTTGGAGGTGGAGTAGCAGGAGGCAAATCAGCACTTGGTGTTTATTGGATAATTAAATGCTGCTTAAAATATCCAGGCTCTCGATGGCTAATGGGTAGAGCAGTCCTTAAAACTTTAAAAGATACTACCTTAAATTCGTTTTACGATGTATGTAAACTGCAAGGTATAAAATCAGGGCAACACTATATTTATAACGCTCAATCCAATATAATTACATTCTCAAATGGTTCGGCTATTTACTTAAAAGACTTGTTTCAATACCCTTCAGATATTAATTTTGACGAATTGGGCAGCTTAGAAATTTCTGGAGCATTTATTGACGAATGCAATCAAATTACAGAGAAAGCCTGGAACATAGTTAAGTCAAGGATAAGATATAAGCTAACGGAATTTAATATTATACCAAAGATGTTAGGCACTTGCAATCCTGCAAAGGGATATGTTTATAATAACTTTTATAAGCCTACAAAGGATGGTACGATAAGCGAAAGCAAAGCCTTTATTCAATCTTTAATACAGGACAATCCTTATATTTCAGAGCATTATATTCAATCATTGCAATCTTTAGATAAGTTTAGTAAGGAGCGTTTATTATTTGGGAATTGGGAATACGATGACAATGACAATGCCTTAATACAGTACGATAAGATAATTGACTTATTTACTAATGAGCATATTCCAAATGGTAAAGGTTACATATCAGCCGATATTGCAAGATTTGGTAAGGATAATACACTTATAATGGTATGGAGTGGCTTTAGGGTTACCGAGATACACAAGTTAGCTAACAAGGCAACAAACGAAGTAGCAGCATTCATTAAGCATTTAAGTAAAAAGCATTCAATCCCTTATTCTCAAATCATTTGTGATGAGGATGGTGTCGGAGGCGGTGTGGTTGATTATGGATTTAAAGGATTTGTAAATAATAGTAAAGCCTTAACAGGAAACTACATTAATTTGAAATCGGAATGTTATTATAAACTTGCGGAGTTAATAAATCAAGCTGGAGTATGGGTAATGACTGAAGATGTAACTATTAAAAAAGAATTAACCGAAGAACTTGAATGGGTACAAAGGCATAACGCTGATAAAGATGGTAAACTTGCGGTGTTACCTAAAGACAAAGTTAAAGAACATTTAGGCAGGTCTCCCGATATAAGTGATGCCCTAATGATGCGGATGTGGTTTGAACTTAAGAAGTTTGACTTTGTTGTAATGTAAAAGTTATCTAAATTTATCGTAAATTTGTAAAAATAATTGCTTATGAATCTCATACAAAGAATTAAAGCTGCTATACTACCTACTCAAGGTTCGGATGCGGGCAACAAATACAATCAATCTTTATTCTCTTATTTCAACGGAATATTCTTTAAC